ATGGTGGACCCGCTCTTGACGGTCAATGACGAGGCGGTGCTGCGCTTTGTTTCGGGGATTGAAACCGAGGCACAGCTTCAACAGTTGCCCGTGAAGGGTACGTTGCGGCTCTGGGAGAATCGCAAGTTCTTGCTGAATGAGGGCACGCACTATCGTGTGGACTACGGGACAGGGGCGATTGAGCTACTGATACGGTCCTCAGCGGGGGCGATCTTGACCGCTGATTACCGCTATCAGGTTCCCTCTGTGGGCCCGGTCACGTACCAGTGGAATCGCTCTGACTTCTCTACTCTTCCTGGGGTCGTGTTGGCTTTTGGTAAGCGGGGTAAGATCGGGGACAAGGTTGCGGTCGTGGTCTACGAGGATCGCGTCGAGACTGCTCAAGCCTATGGTGGCCGCTTCGATGCCACGTTCGATTTAGATGCCCTGGCTCGTGATCCCATACAAATGGAGGAATTGGCGGACCTGATCATCATGTACCTGTGGGCTCAGAAGCGGGCAGCCTTGTCTTCTGAGGGTATTGAGATCACGGACATCTCGATGGGTGGCGAGGCCGAGGAAATCTACGACGAAACGAGTGACGACTCTTTCTACAATGCGTCGCTGTCGATTCAGATGCAGGCGGACTGGGAGATCCACATTCCGTTGCCGCTGACCGTTAGCCGGGTAACCCCGACCACAGCGCTAATGGATAAGACGGCCAACCCCCTCGACATCAATCAAGCCACCACGATCACCGGGGATATCCAGAACAAGTTGTTCTTTGCGACGATGCCCGTTCTTACGGGCCGCAACAATAACTTTGAGAGGATCCTATGACCCTCTTTAGATCAAATGTGAAAGGTATGAACTGTGCCCAAGTACGAATTCGAGTGTCCAGTATGTGTTCTAAAGTTTGACCGTAACCTCAAAGTCGGGGAGCACCCGACCCATGACTGCCCGTCATGTCATGACCCAGCGCCCCTGGTGGTTTCGGATTTTGGGTTCTCTTTTGCCGCAGGGAAGGGGGCCACGGCCAATTCTGGGGTCCACGGGCAGGACTACCCGACAGCGGATCAAGCGGTTGGGCGCAGTGCCACCAAGCGATGGGAAATCATCCAGGCCCGTGAAAAGGTCAAAAAAGCGGCCCGAGAGCAGGGTGGGACCCCCGCTCTTATCCGGCACACGGGTAAGGACTTTATTGATTATGAACCTATGAGTGACCAAGGACGGGCAGCACGCCGCAAGCTGGCCAAAGAGGCGCTGAGTCTGATGAATCCCCCGAAGCGATAATGTTTTGTTCACCTTGCCTGTACGAGAGGCTACGCGGCGGTGCAAGCGGCCAAACCTAGATGAGGATCCAAATCGAATCCAAACCCCGTCAGTGAATGGCGAGCCAGTGCGCTGAGACGCCTGCCAAGATTTAGACCCAGATTAAACGATTGCTCGACTTGTCGAGCCAGACAGCCTCAAGGAGATTCTGATGGCATTGGGTCCATTCATTTCATACGCCCCACCGGGTGTTTACACCCGCACTCTGACCGATACCAACGCCTCAAACTTGGTTGCTGGTCTCAGAATCCCAGCACTGATCGGTGTTGGTCAGGAGGAATTGGAGCAACTCGACTTCGAGATCGTTCGCGGCTCCAGTTCCACGGTTGACCAGCAGATCGTCAATGAGGACGTGTCGGAGAGTTGGGTGGTTGATTCGACCAACCCCAACAACCTGATCCTCGGGGCTCAGGACGGCACTCTGACGACCCTCCGGGTTCGTAACTTCCCGATCGTGGATGGGCAGGGCTTTGGCCGTGTCACCAACGACGTGCGGTCGGTGAGCGTGACCGTGAACAGTCTGCCTGTGTCGTTGGGCTCGGTCCAGGGGCAGGGCGGTCTTGTGACCCTTCAGGTACCGACGCAACCGAATGACAGGGTGCGGGTCACCTACTTCTTCCACCGTGGCGATACGGCGTTCACGGATGATGTGTCCGAGCAGGTCACGGTCGCGAACGCCTCGTTGACCTCCCCCGGTTACGCCCCCTTCGACATCACTACGGGCACGAATGACCAGTTCATCATCAACGTGAACGGTCTCGTGGCTACCATCACGTTCCCGCAGGGCATCCTGAACGCCGCGACGTTGGTGTCAGTCATCAACGCCGCCCTGGTCCCGAACCTCACGACCTCGGTTTTCACGGACAATCAGGGCCTGGAGCACATCCAGTTCACGACTCCTGTGGGTATCACGATCGGCGATGGCACGGCTAACGGGCCTCTCGGCTTCACAGCGGGGACTTCGACCTCCCGCACCAGTGCATTCCGCGTGTACCAGCGTCCCATCGTGGACGGTACGGGCGGCGGTACCACGACCACCGACACCTCGAAGGTTGTCGTCAAGGTCAACGGTACTCAGGTGGTGGCTGCGGCTGTCAACGGTAGCCTTGGTATCGTGACACTGCCCTTCGCTCCGGCCCCCGGTTCGACGGTCACCATCAACTACTGGGCCAATACCTGGCAGGACACGTTCGATTACCTGCCAAACAGCCTGGTTACGACGGTGCTGCGTTGCGGTATCTCTCCTGGCCGTAACGACTATATCCAGGGCTCGGATTTCGTAGTCGCTAACCCGACCACGGATGTCTCTGTCATCAACTGGGGCTCCAGCTTCCAGGTGGCGGCTGCTACGACCACCCCGGGTGCGGTTCCGTTCGATGGTTCGACGGGCTCCGGTGGCCAGATCGTTGGCACGCTGATCGATGAACAGATGTACCTGGGTCTCTGCACCCGGGTGGTCACCACGAGCACAATCCCGGCAACCCTCTCGGATACGGACTTCCTGCTCCCTGAGGTGCCCACGACTGGTAACGGTCGTAGCACCCCGCTGGGCTTGCCGACGTTCAACTCGGTGGCCAACTCGCGTCAGGACCTCGTGACGAACCGCCCGGACCTCATCCAGGTCTACACGGGTCGTACGCTGCGTGACGCTCTCAACCGTGCGGCTGTTCCGGTCACGATTGTGGATGGTGTGAACCGTCGCATCGTGCTCAAGACTGCCCAGCCGCCTGACTACAACGCCTACGCGACGTTCTACTACAGCCGTCTGTCGGACGACACGTTCATCTTCACCAACACGGTGGCGGGTCCGATCGGCACGGGTCAGTACACGGTCTTCTCGACCACCCGTGATGCCAATCTGTATGAAGCTCGCTTTGGCACCAAGACGGGCCTCAGCCAGATCGTTCAGTGGCCTCGCGGCGTAGAGAAGATCCCGGACTCTTTCCACACGGGTGACGGGGCTCCTGTCGCTGAATTGGCCACCATTACATTCGGTACGGCGGTGGCTCGTAACGCGGCTTACACGAACAAGGGCGGTTCTCCGTACTCGTTCTTCACCCCGTTCTCGGCGACCTGGACCACACAGGTCAACGGCGTCAACCAAGTCTCGAACTTGGCGGCGGCTGCGAGGGCTTGCCTGGTCGGTGCCCATGTGGTCCCGGCAACTGGCGTGCCCGAGATCACGATTCCGGCTTCGCCCAACAACACGCTGAATCTGACGATCGATGGCTTCACGATCGCCCCGATCAGCATCACGTCGGGTCTGCGTACGCCGGTTCAGATTGTGTTGGACATCAACACTGCGATCGATGCGAACGCCAACTTCATTGGTACCGCACCGAACAATCTGGCGAGTTTCGTGCAGATTGGTCCGGCCACGGGCGACATCATCTTCATCATCAAGGGCCTTGAAGTTCCGGGTGCTCTGCCCGGCGGCTTTGACGATGTGGCGCGTGTCACGATCAACCAAGGTACTGTCGAAACCGTTCTGGGTTTCACGACCTTTGCGAGTGTCAATGGCACCACGAGTGCCATCAACAAGCCTGCCACGATGCTCGGGTCCCTCGCGGGTCCGTTCAACATCACGGCGGGTTTGAACGACGCTTTCAGCGTCCGCGTCAACGGCGTGGACTACTCGATTACGCTCACCTCAGGTGGGGCGGTTACCGCTGCTACGGTGGTGGCGGACATCAACGCGGTGGTGGCCACTGTGGCATCCGTGGGTACGGGGGCGAACCTTGACAAGGTTCGCTTGACCTCGACCACGAATGATTCGAGTTCGGCCATCCTGATCAACATCGGGTCTGCGAACGCGGTTCTTGGGTTCACCCAGAACCAGTTTGCA